CTAACACTCAATTGGCTCCAGCTGGGCCTTTTGGTGGCGGTGGTAACAGTTTCCAATTTGGTGCCAATGGCGGTATATACAGCACAAGTTATGCTCCACCTAGTACCAGCTTTGGTGGATTTGGTGGCGGTGGTGGCCCTGGCCCTATTACTGGCGGCGCTGGTGGCGGCTACAGTGGTGGTGGCGGTGCTTACAGTGCTTCATCTACTAACATTGATTCCGGTGGTGGCGGTGGTAGTTACATTGATGCTAATGCCGCATCAGTAGCGACCAGCGATGGATTTTATGATTTAAGCAACACATTTAATGCTGTCAGCATCACCAGCCTAGGATTCTATAACAACACTGCTGGTTATATTAGTATTGTAAAACTATAAATATAAGATAATAGAGAACAAACATGACACAACAAGTAATTAATATTGGTACAGGCCCTAGTTCAGGTGACGGTGATCCGTTACGTGTAGCATTTACTGAAATTAACAGTAATTTTACAGAACTATATGGTATTACTGGAAATTTAACCAATTCAGTTACTAGTGTAGCTGGACGTACTGGTAATGTTACTCTAACAGTTAATGATCTCTTAGGTTTTCGTGGCCTAAACTTAGTTAATCCACCACCAACACACAGCAATAGTTCTGGAGTAATTGGGCAAGTTGCTGTAGATAGTAGCTATATGTATCTATGTACAGCGGCAAATACTTGGGTTCGTAGCTCAATTACAACATCATTTTAATTGACATTTGGCCGCTAGTATGCTAAAATACTAGTATGCTGAATATAATTTCTGACTTTATTAAAGGTATACTACCTGCGAAAAAGAAAACTACTCCTACTGGATGGATTAGTTTTAACGCACCATGCTGTCAGCACAACGGTGAAAGCCCAGACACCCGTGGTCGTGGCGGCCTAACAACTAATCAAGATGGATCAGTAAGCTATCATTGTTTTAACTGTAATTTCAAAGCCAGCTACCAACCAGGTCGTCATTTAACATTTAAGTTTCGTAAGCTATTACGTTGGTTGGGCGCAGACGAAAATGACATCAAACGCCTAGTCATTGAAGCTATTCGTATCCGTGAGCTAGTAAATCCAGAAGAAGTCAAAGCTGAAGAAGAACGTGTAGAGTTTAAGGTCAGAGAACTTCCAGAGGGTGCTGTTAGTTTTCAAGCACTGCTCTCATTTCATTTGCTTGATGATTTACGTAATGTTCCGCCATTACTAAATTCAGCAGTTGATTATGTTAAAGCTCGTAAAATTAACACAGACCTTTATGATTTCTATTGGACAGACAGTCTAGAACATAAGTTAGATCAACGTGTGATAATTCCTATGATCTGGGAAGGCAAGATAATAGGCTACACTAGTCGTGCTTTTGTAGATGGTGTCAGACCGAAATATTTCAGCAACTATGAACCTAACCTGGTATTCAACTTAAATAATCAATTACCGGATGCTAAATTTGTTATTGTATGCGAAGGCCCGTTTGATGCTATGAGTGTAGACGGCGTAGCGGTTATGAGCAATGACTGTAGTGAAACTCAAGCAGACATCATCGATAGTCTAGGCAGAGAAGTTATTGTAGTTCCAGATGCTGATAAAGCTGGAGCTAACCTAGTAAATAGAGCCATAGAGTATGGCTGGTCAGTTAGTTTTCCTGTATGGCAAGAAACCTGTAAAGACGTAAATGAAGCAGTGGTTAAATATGGTAAGCTGTTTGTATTAAAGAGCATCTTAGATGCTAGAGAATCGAGTAAGTTAAAAATTGAATTAATGAGAAAAAGATTACATAATTAAGTATATGAGCAAAGATTATTCACCAGATTTACAAAAACTTTTTATTGAAATGATGCTACAAGACGCACAGAGCTATGTGCGTGTACAGAACATTTACAATCCAGAAAACTTTGATCGTAGCCTACGTGAAGTAGCTAAGTTTATCAAAGAACACACAGATCAGCACAGAGCTATGCCTACTATTGAACAGGTCAAGGCAGTTACTGGCACTGATCTTAAGCACGTGCCAGACTTAAATGAAAACCATTATGAATGGTTTATGAATGAGTTTGAGGGGTTTACTAAACGTCAAGAACTTGAACGTGCTATTCTTAAAGCCGCAGACATGCTGGAAAAGGGTGACTATAATCCTGTAGAAAAACTTATTAAAGATGCTGTACAAATTAGCTTGACCAAAGACATGGGTACAGATTACTTTGCTGATCCTAAACAACGTATTGAAAAGTATTACAACAGTGGTGGACAAGTATCAACAGGTTGGCCACAACTTGACAAACTCCTATATGGTGGATTTAGTCGCGGTGAACTAAACATTTTTGCTGGTGGATCAGGATCAGGCAAATCACTTGTTATGATGAACTTGGCATTGAGTTGGCTACAAGCAGGCCTAAGTGGCGTGTATGTAAGTTTAGAGTTGAGTGAAGAACTTTGCGCACTTAGAACAGATGCTATGCTAACTGGTATGGGCACAAAAGATATTCGCAAAGACATTGATACAACTACAATGAAAGTGCGTCTTGTTAGTAAAAAAGCGGGTAACTATCAAATCAAAGGTTTCCCAGCACAGAGTAATGTTAATGACATTAGAGCATACTTAAAAGAATATCAAGTTCAAACAGGTCGTAAAGTTGACTTTGTTATGGTAGATTATCTAGACTTGGTTATGCCTGTAAGTGCTAAAGTTAGTCCAAATGATTTGTTTGTTAAAGACAAATACGTATCAGAAGAACTACGTAATTTAGCTAAAGAACTAGGTGTGCTATTTGTCACAGCAAGTCAGTTAAATCGTGGTGCGGTTGAAGAAATTGAATTTGACCATAGTCACATCGCAGGTGGTTTGTCAAAGATTAACACAGCAGATAATGTGTTTGGTATCTTTACCAGTCGAGCAATGCGTGAGCGTGGTCGTTATCAAATACAGTGTATGAAGTCACGTAGTTCAACTGGTGTAGGCCAAAAGATTGATCTAGACTATGACATTGACACAATGCGCATCACAGATAGTGGTGCTAGTGACAGCGACACTGGCAGTGGTGTAACAAATATCCTCAGTCAAATTAAAACTAATACCACATTTAAAGAAACAGGTGATAGTGCTAAAGTTACTGCACAAGTAGATAGCAGTAAACTTAAGAATATGCTAGCTGGTTTGAAAAAAGTTGAATAATATCAAAAATAAAAAATATTTTTGTTATGAAATTTACAAGAATATTGCTGTATGGTCAAAAAATGGAACAGTTCGATATACTCCTTGTAGCTATTCGGGTTATGAATTGGCAACAACCGATGAAGTTAATGTAAGCACAGTTTGGAATTCACAGAATCATGTATATTTAAAAAATCTTATTGAACAAGATATGCCTGTTCCAGGATGTGAAAAATGTTACAAAGAAGAGGAACATGGATTAATCAGTAGAAGATTGAATGTAATAGATCTCTATGAAAAATATTTACAAGACAGTGAGTTAGATGGCACTGCTCCTATAAGCCTAGACTACAGTGTTGGAAATCTATGTAATCTTAAATGTGCTATATGTGGTCCAGAAAATAGCACAGCTTGGAATAAAGATTTCATTGAATTATTTCCCGAGAATATTAGTCAGCTTTCAAAATTTGAAAAGTTTAATCAAATTAAACTAACAGATATAGATTATCTAAAAAATTTAAAAAATATACATTTTCATGGTGGCGGTGAGCCACTGTTAGTATCTACTCATATCGAATTAATTGAGGCAATAAAACAAGCCAAGGGGTTAGGTGATGTTCATGTACTTTATAATACCAATGGATCAGTGACAGTACCGCCACAGGTACTGGATTTGTGGAGTGAATGTAAATTAGTTGAATTATATTTTAGTATTGATGATGTAGGAAAAAGATTTGAATATCAACGCACAGGAGTTTCTTGGGATAAATTACAAAAAAATGTAAATTGGTATATAGAGAATATGCCAGTCAATCATATGTTTAAAATTAATTGTACTTGGAGTTTTCTAAATTTATTTTATTTAGACGAACTAGTAGAGTGGCACAACTATAATTTTTCATCAAATCGACTAGGTGATCAAGTTAATCTAATATTTCAAACTGCTAACAATTCGACATTGAATTTTTCAGTCGATGTTATCACATCAAAGATTTACAACGCCCTCAGCAAAAAATTTGCTAGGTACCCACAACTATTAGAATTAATTAATTCTATTCAAATTGATGACAGCATGGATTTTAACAATTTATGGCAGGAAATTAATAAATTGGACCGTATTAGGGAAGAGAAATTTGAAATATTATGTCCTGAGTTTGCCCAATTATTAAAATAACATTTGGATAAATATACTAAATTGGAGTAATAATTGTGCAGAAACGCACCCGTAGCCTTCTTACAGAATTAGACGAATTACTTATACACAAAGATAAGGATAGTCTACTAGAGAGCCGTGCCAGTAATATCATCAATGGCGCTATTAACCTCATCAAATACATTCATGAAAACTACGAAGCAGAAACTGCCGGCGAGTTAGAACGTCGCTTGCTTAATGCTATTAAAGGACAGGATCCTGCTAAATTTACTCGTGGTGTTAGGAAATTAAAGAATGAAGATTAATGAGATCATAGTCGAAGATGACTTCCTTAAAGGTATGGCTAGAAAAGCTAAAAAAGCCGGCCGAGACTTTAGTAACATCGGCGCAAACTTTGGACGTGGTCTAACAGGTAAAAGCAAACGTGCTGGTAGAGATATCAGTGGCAAGTATGAAAAAACTGGAGCCATAGCTAGAGCAGCACATGGTACAGGTAAAGCAACACGAGCAGTAGCTGAACCAGCAGTTGATTTTACTCGCGGAGTTGGTCATGAATTACACCCTAGAGAGTGGGGTCAGTACGCTGGTGATATTGGTAGTGCGATAAGCCAACGTACTGCAAAACCAATAGGATCACTGTTTACTACAGCTAGTAATAAAAAAGAAAAATCTGCTCCGGTAGGATACAAATTTAAAGGTCAAAAATACACCTGGACTAAGACCAACAAAGGATGGGTAAATGATCGTGGTCAACAGGCCAACGATGAACAAGCTGATTTCTTAGATAATTCGTATACGCCTGATGAGCCTAACAGCCCAACTACAAATACAGCAAAGCAACAACCAAAACAGCAAGCAAAGACTGCCCAGCCAAAACAACAAAAGAAACCAAATATAGGTGGAATTGGCCCAGACGATCCGAGATATGCTGATTTAGAAGCTAAAGTAAAAAACGCCAAGCCAACCCCTGGGAAATAGTAGTTGACATTTTGGTTAAATGAGCGTATAATAGCACTTATTGTAACTAAGAAAGGTAACTAACATGCCTAGATGTACAGGATGCTATACAGAGTTAAATCCTGGTGATCCGAATGCGTACTGGAGTGGACCATTTATTTGTCCTACGTGTCGATTACGAGAGACAATTGAAAAACAAGGGGATCGAACAAGACCATATGTTCCGCCACCTGAGCTTCCTGAGGAAGTTAATAACGTACTTATTACGCTAGTATCAATGGTAATAGCTGGACTAGTAACATATTTCGTAGCGTGGCCAGTGTTGAAATTTTGTTTTAGTATTGTAGTTGATATGTTTAAGATATTGTTTTAGGTTAAAGAATGAAATTATTTGAAATTAAAAAACAAACTCCTGATTTTTTACTTGCTGAAAGTAAAAATGTTCACCTCGAACATCTAGAGGATTTGGTTTTTAATAAAGGTTGGGCCGGCGCACAAGAAGCCTTAAACTACATTGACAGTTTACGTCATATGCTAGCAGAAGGCACAGGCACAACTACTAAACTAACAGTTAAATGGGATGGTAGTCCAGCTATTATCTGTGGTGTTGATCCAGAAGATGGTAAGTTTTTTGTAGGTACTAAATCAGTATTCAGCAAAGCAAATCCGAAACGTGTCAAGTCAACTGCTGATGCGCAAGCAATGTATAGTGATCAACCTGAACTAGTTGCTATCCTACAGGCCGCATTTCAATACCTACGAGAATTAGGTATTCGTGGAGTAGTACAGGGTGATCTAATGTTTACCCCGGGTACTGTTACTACAGTCACAGTTAACGAAGAAGATTGTTATGTGTTTACACCAAATACAATTACCTATGCTGTTCCGGTTAAGAGTTATTTAGGTGAACGAGTAAGAAATGCAAAGATTGGTATTATTTTTCACACTAGCTACCAAGGTGATACTATTGACACTATGTCAGCTGAATTCGGTGTAAACGTAACAGCATTTAATCAAACCAAGGATGTATGGTTTGATGATGCTACTTATAAAGACTATACTGGTATTGCTAGTCTAACGCCAAGTGAAAACACAAAATTACAACGTAGCCTAAATGCCGCAGTACAAACAATGGAAAAGATTGGTCAACAACGCTTTGATCTAGTCTTACAAGACAAAGAGTTTGCTCGTATGATCAAACCATTTATCAATAAACAAATCCGCGGCGGCACTCAAGTAGGCAATCCAACGCAGTTCATAAAACAATTCCTTACACACTATCAAGATGAAATGATGAAGGGCATTGAAGACATGAGCGGTGGAGCTACCGGACGTGGCGCACAAAATCGTCTAGCTAAAATCAAAGCACGTGAACAATGGATAGCAGACAACAGCAATAACCTATTAGGCGTACTAGCAGTATATAAACGTCTAATTGAATTAAAACAATCAATTCTACACAAACTACAACAAGTAGAAGGTATTGGTACATTCCAAAAAACCGCAGATGGCTACAAGGTAACTAGTCCCGAGGGATTTGTTGCTATTGGACACGATGGCGGCGCAGTCAAATTAGTAGATAGACTACAGTTTAGCCGCACAAATTTCCTAAACAAATAATTATATACTCGGTTATTTTTTTATAACGAGACTAAATAATAGTATGCGTTCGCGCACACACTTTAGGAGATTTAAAAATGTCATTCACAACAATTACACGTATTAACGGTTTTCCACAACCTACCGATGGTTTAAATGGTAACTTAACGATTACTGGTCGTGCTCTTACGCACTACACAGTTACTTACGCTAACGTAGGTGTTAACCCATACACAGTTGGTTCAAACTTTGACTTATTAGTTAAAGCTATTGAGCAAGTTGGTTCTATCGAACTTTTAGGTGACCCAACTATCGGTTCACCATGGCCAAGTAGCTTCCGTGTTGCTATCTCTGGCGCAGCACCTGCTGCTACAAGTGGCGCATATAGCTTACAAGGTTATTGCAACACAGCAGTTAATGGTTCAGGCGTAGCTGGTACAACTGTAGCTGCATTCACATACTAATATAAATTATTAGTAATTGAATTAAAAAGGCACTTTTTTAAGTGCCTTTTTTGTTGGCTATAAATATTCGCATGAGCTACATTTATGAAGGATTTACATTAGTCGACATTACTCCTACAGGACAGACCAAATATCTTAAAGAACTGGCGTTAGAGAGGAATCAACAACGTAATTGGGAAACTGTTATACAAGCAATTAGCCTACGAACACAACCTAATATCCTAGAAACTAACATTCTAATGGAAGATATTAGTTATTTTAACAACAACTTTGGTATTAACTATCAAGGACAACAAAGAGTATGGTATTTTAAATTTGCTGTAGACTATGATAACATCTTTAATGACGGTGGCGATCGTTATGGACTATTAAAGTTTGATTTCAAGACCACTCCTATTATACTAAATTTAACTGAAACTGTTCAACCAGAACAACCCATATTTTATACCAGTGGTCCTTGGAAAAACATATACTTTAACAGTTTAGTCGAGTAAGTTAAATACATTAGATGCTACAGGCATTCATTAAGGCACATATTAAGGCATAACATCAAGGCATAGTAGACGGCATCGTACTGGAGACGAGCGGTGACCACACCTACAAATATTGAGAAGAAGAGTTTAGAAGCCCACGTTGAAATATGTGCTGTGAGGTACGGCGCTTTGGATACGAAACTAAACAACCTTGAACAACGTATGGATAAGATGGAAATGTATCTTATCAATATTAAAGACAGTCTTGAAACTAAACTAGAAAACCGTAGCACAAATGTTATGGGTTGGACAGTCACTATTCTTGGCGTTATCCTTTCAGCACTCCTTGGTTATCTTGGCCACGAGTTTCTCAAGTAATAAATAAAGTTAACAAAGAGTTGGCTTTATGAAAATTATCGAATTAACAAACAACATTTTATTACCGATCACTAACGAAGAAACTGAATTACTTAATCGTTTCGTTACTGATGATGCTATACCAAAAAGCCACTTGGATGAACGTGAACAACTGTTAGCAAACAATCTTACAACTAAAGATGTGTTATTGCGATTCAATGAAGATGGCAAAATCTACTACAAAAAACGCTGAATTTAACATAGAGAAGATACAACGTTTTACTCAAAACGAATTTAACACCCTCACTAATACCACAACTGAATTTCCATTCTGTTTCCAAGTTGGCGCAGATGTTTTAGTGGGTAAGTATCGTGTGACAAAAATCCATGACAAAACTTGGCGAGTAAGTGTAAAAGATCAACAAATATTTGACTTTTTTACTAGAAAAGACGCCATATTTTATTGTATTGCTCTACATCAGAAGCAGACAAAGCTAGCTAAAGATATACAAGACAATGATAGTCTACTAAATAGATTAGAATTCGATGCTAGTTTATATAGAATACGCTATAAAAAAGCGCAGTCTAAAGGTGACGAATGGGGTGAAGAATATTACAGTACACGTTATTTAGAAGTGCAGCACAAAATTAAAGCCGTAAAAAAAGAAATTGAAAAAAATCTAAACTTGGCTAAATATATTAAAGTCTAAATAGGAAGTTGACCATGAAACTCGCAGAAATGCAAACTAAAACATCTAAGAAATTAAACAAGTTAATGGAAAGCCGTTTTGGTTTTAAAATTAATTTTGATACACTTACGTATGCTAAGGCACATCGTTTAAGTGAAACCATTGCAGCTAATCTAAATAGCATTCGTCGTAGTACAAATGTACATACAGCCGAACGTAACCCACGTTATATGGAATTGCTTACTGTTCAAGAAAGCCTAACTCAATGGCTTGATGAACAACGTAGTCAACTTAACGAAGGCGAAGTAAGCAATGCCGAAGTATTGTTAGCTGCTAAAGATATGGTTGACAGTGTTCAAGACGCAATTGAGAAAGTTGGTAAAATGCAAAATGAACAACTTCCACAATTATTAGACAGCATCCGTGATCAAATTGGTAGTGAACAAGCTGACGGCTTTAAAAACGCAGTAGGTGAAACACTAGCAACTCTAATGTCAAATCTACAACAAGCACGTGAAGGCGTTGACAATGGCGTGCGTATTCTAAGTGGTGAGCAAGTTGATAATCCAATGTCATTGGGTGGTGCTCCTACAGACGACCTTGGTGCTGAACTTCCTCCACCAAGTGACTTTGATCAAGAAGAACCAGAAGGTGACGGCTTTGCAGCTAGTGATGCGGCAGTTGGCGGCACTGAAGAACTTGGCAGAGAACGTCGTTAATCGTGCGTTTATACGAATTTGAACATGGCAAAGGCAACACTCCAGAGAATAATTTATTAACAGCTCTGGAGTTAATCCAACACCGTTACAAAGATCGCGACCAACTACCTAAAATCAACACACAAAGTTTAATTAATATGGTTCTAAACACAGATAGAACCTTTAGTTATGATTCATTAGTTGCTGCTAATGACTCAAACCCAGCAGTAAAAAATCTAATCAAAAGTTTCAATAAAAATTACGTAGAACTTAATCCAATTAGTTCAGGTGACGAAGCTGAAACTGTAAACCCGCCTGAAGGCAATCCTACACAAAATCCAGTAGACGATGTTAACAGCATGGCAACACGTGCTGCTAAAAAACGCGACGCTGATTTATTCTAAAACCATTGACATATAGTTATAAATAGTTTAGTATATTACTCAACTATTGGAGATTTGCTATGGCCTATTCTGAAAAAGTTTTAGAACACTATGAAAATCCACGCAATGTGGGTAGCTTAGACAAGACTTCACCTAAAGTAGGTACTGGTATGGTAGGTGCTCCTGCCTGCGGTGATGTGATGAAATTACAAATAGAAGTAGATGACGGTATTATAACAGATGCTAAGTTTAAAACTTATGGGTGTGGAAGTGCTATTGCTAGTAGTTCGCTGGTTACGGAATGGCTTAAGGGTCGCACGCTTGATCAAGCCCAAGCGATTAAGAATAGTGAGATTGCTGAAGAACTTGCCCTACCGCCGGTAAAGATACACTGTTCAGTTCTAGCAGAAGATGCTATTAAATCAGCAATAGCAGATTATCGATCAAAACAAAATTTGACTTAGTGCTTATTAGTCATATATACTAATAAGATGCTGATAAAACGATACGACTACACCCCTATCCTACGTGAAAGCGTAGAAGGTAAACGCTTATATGCGACCCCCGGTGGTAACAAAGTTCCTAGTGTTACTACAATCTTAGATCGAACCAAACCCAAAGAAAAGATAGAAGCCCTTAATAACTGGCGTAAAAGTGTGGGTGAAAAGAAAGCACAGGAAATTACCACCGAAGCGGCCAATCGCGGCACACGTATGCACAAGTGGTTAGAAGACTATGTGCGTAATAATCGTAAAATGGGCGAGCCCGGTACTAATCCCTACAGCATACAAAGCCATAAAATGGCACAACAGATTGTAGAAAAAGGTTTAGTTCATGTAGACGAAATGTGGGGCATAGAAGTGCCGTTGTACGTCGAAGGACTCTACGCTGGTACTACTGACGCCTGCGGAATTTACAAGTCAAAACCTGCCATTATTGACTATAAACAGACTAATAAACCTAAGAAAACCGAGTGGATTGAAGACTATTTCCTTCAATTATGTGCCTATGGTATGGCTCACAATGAAACACACGGCACTAATATACAACAGGGTGTTATCCTAATGTGTAGCCAAGCATTTGAATTTCAAACGTGGACTGTAGAAGGTGCGGAGTGGGAAAAGTGGACTAACAAGTGGTTAG